GAGCTTTCTCCTCTTGTTCCCTCTTTGCAGAGTAGTGCCGTAGATCTCCATCTGATCCTTAGGAGAACCAGCGTCAGGGTTATTCCTCACAAAGTCGAGTCTGTTCGCCTTGGCCCGCTTACCTGCCTCTTTAGCTGCTTGGACAGACAAGCCTTGAGTCTTCACCTTCTTACCCTGAGCAGCAGTAGCCTTACGCATACTCAGCGCATAATGGCGGTTCATATTGCGGCTGGTGGGATTAAGACCCACCGTGATGGGCATCTTCAGGTATTTAACACCCTTGGAGATTTCCCCATGGTCAATGCCAAATGGACTAATCACTTCTTCCCCTTAGGCGGTGGTTTCTTAGCAGGGGTCTTTTGTGCCCGCGCCTTGGCCTGCTCTTGGCTCATCTTGAGCTTCTGCTGGTGCATCTCTTGCTGCTGAGTGAGCTTCTGCTTGTGCTGCTCATCGGCCTGCTGCATCTGCATCTGGTCGGCTTCTTGAGGATTAGGCTGCTGCTGAGCTTGAGAGAGCTGCTGTTCTCCCATCATGGCCTGTTGACGCAAGCCAAGAATGCCCATCTGCTGCTGTGCCAACCTCATAACAGTCTGCTGCTTTTCCTCTTGCTCCCTGATGGATTCCTGCTCAGGAGACATATCAGGCAGGCGAGCAGCACTGCGGAGGAACTTCTCCAGCTCTGGGTCTGGGAACCAACTCATACCCACAGAGGCCATCTGGCCCATGAACTGGCTCAACTGGGTGAGGTCAGGAGGATCAACGTCGTTAGGCACAATCTTGGGGAGCTCATTAACCTTGATCCCATTAATCTCAAAAAGCCTTGGTACAGCATGGCGGTTAAAGACATCAGCAATAGCCATGGCAATGGAGTTGATAGATGCCCTGAACAGACCAGTCTTGTCTGTGTGGAGGGCATAAGACCCTGTGGACTGATGACCCACCATGATGAAGTCAGCCATCACAGTCATCAGGATTCTCTGCTCAAGACGCTGGATGATGGCATTGGTGTCGAACTGACGGCCACCAGAGGACGATAGAAGCTGGAAGTCGAACAGTGGTTGCTTGGTGTCCTGGTCAAAGGAGTTAGGCAGCAGGATGCCCTCCTGCTCGTCTCTCCGCACACTCCTGACCATCTTCTGGAAGGCTTTGAGCATCTTCTCCTGCTTTGACCCCGCAGGTGCATCAAAGTACTCAGCAGGGAGCTTTCCCACAGGCATACCTGCCAGGTCACGCTCCATACCAATGGCTTCGATCTCTTCTGCCCGCTTCTTGAAGTACCAGGAGCGGTAGGAGTTTCTCAGCAGGGAACGTCCCTCTGGGTTTCCCTTAGACAAAGAAGTCCTGAACAACAGGGACTTCTCGATGGGGATGACAACTGTCTTGTAGTGAGGGGGAGCAAGCTGGACCATGGCCTTGATCCCGCCCTGCTCATCAAAGGCCCATCTCAGGAGGGTCTCTTGGGACCTGATGGGGATCTTTCTCCACCCAATCAGCCCATCGTCATACTTTGAGCCTTCCCCGTCCCTCTTCTTGTAGACGATCTCATGCCATGTCCACCCGTAGGTGAGACAGGACAGGATCTCCACAATCAGGTCATCCCAGGTGTGGGACATGTCATCCATGCAGGACTCTAGGAACTGGGCTGCTAGGACATCTCGTTCATCCTGCCCTGATCCCTCTACCCGCCACTCAACTTCCCGCAAAAGCATCTGTACTGAGTAGAGCAACGACCCCACAATGGCATCGTTCTCACTCATTTCCTTAAAGACTTGGACAGCCTTACGCCCACGTAGCTGTGGGAGGAACTCCTCATCCACATACCCAGATGTGCGCTTGAGGCCAGTAAGACCTAGCTCATCTAAGGCAGACCACTTCTTGGGGACAACCTCAGCTACCAGGTCTTCTCCATTGTAGGAGCGCTCAACTGGTGTGGTTGTCATATGTCTATTCTCCCGTATTGACTACTCACTCTTTGTTTAAAGAGTGAGGTTGTATTCAGAGTCTCTGCCTTGGGTGAGCTGCCTGACTTCCCCCGCCACTGCTGCATCCACTGTATTGGGCTGCTCTCTGACCGCAAACATCTTCTCGTACTTGTTTGGCTCCTTGGTCTTGGCAATGCCGATGGGGGATACCGGCTGACCAAACTTTCGTGATGCTCGGTATGCCAGTGCCAGGGAGCACACATCATCAGGCAGGTGATACTCCTGGGTGCGTGAGTACAGGTCTCCTACCCGGCAGTACTTGTGGGAGATGTAGGCACTCCTGAGCTTGGGGAAGAGGAAGTCTCCCCGCTCTAGTCCTGAGACATACTCACTGAGCATGGCATCTCGCTTCTCCCCCGTCATGGTGAACCCATTGGCTCTGATGTCCAGGTAGTCATTCACCACGTTCCCCAAGCCTGTTCTGTCGTGTAGTGCTTGGGCGTTGTACTTACCTATGGCTTCGTTGAATCTCCCCACCATGTAGGGATACGGACGCCTATTTAGTTTTAAGAAATAAGCTAGCGTAATGGGTGTATGAGTGACATCAAGTACCGAGATAACGGTGTAGTCCTGCTCTTTGGCCCAGTCTGCGGCTGCTACGTACTGATGGCTTCTCTGGGGGTTTTGGAAGACATACTCTTCGTAGTCCTTTTGTACTTTCTCATAAACTGGGTCAAATTCACCCGCAAAAGTCTTCTCGACAGCATCAGAATCAAAGGCACGGTTACCGATGGAGGGCTCACCCAGCTCATACTCCACCCGCCACATCTCTTTGGAGATCTCTTGCTTCTTGGACTCAATGGTCTTTTCGCTCAACCACCCGTCAATGGGGTTGGCACTCTCTCGATAGCACCAGGTCTTGATAGGTAGTCCTCTTTCTTCGAACCGCCTTCTTACCTCGGTGAATGTCCCCTCAGGGTTCTGCCAGGTAGAGCACAGCACTGTGTAGGGGGAGATGATGTCCCCCAGATAGTTCTTCTGGGGCATGGGCTGACCCAGAGCAGCATCAAGGATGTTGATGTCCATCTCATCGATCTCATCGAGAAGAAGGAATGGTGGGTGAGGACCACGGACTGTCTTCTGGGAGGCAGTGAGCGGTCTGATTCTGGCCCCGTTGCTCAGCTTGATCAATGTCTGAGACTCAGTGTCAATCATGTACTGGGGAGCATTGGATGACTCAATGGCCATTCTCATGTGCTCATGGATGTTGGTGGACTGGGCGAGAGATCCACCTAGGAGGTTGACATCTGTCCCCAAAAGGAATGACTTGGTGAGACCGAGGATGGCCAGCATGAAGCTTTTCCCCGACAAACCACGTGACCCATGCCAAAGAGTGATGTTGCTGTCACCCCTGTTGAAGTAAGCATCAGCAAATACCTCAAAGGGAGATACATGATCAGGGCACACTGAATGGCGAGGAATGACTACTCCCCACATAGCCTGAACTAGCCAGTAGAGCTCATCATCGTCATGGGGGAGACGATCAAGGGCGAAGTTGGTCTTCGTCGTCATTGTCATCCTTGATAGATGGGTCTTTGGGCTCGCTCCATTGCTTCATTTTCCGCCACACATAACCCTTGGGGAAGGCCCAATCAAGCAACCGAAAACCCACCACCACCAAGAATCCCATAAGTAAAGACCATGTTTGCTCACTCATCTATGTCTCTATATCTGCATTATCCATGCGCTCAATCAGATACGCGCCTGCAGCAACAACCACCCATGCTAGCGACAGAAAGAAAGATGCGGCCGGAAGATTGAATACAGCTTTTCCTGAAATAAGAATGTAGAACATACGGGATACCCATACACCCGCAGCCAGCAATAACCCCCACTCAGTAATATTTTCTGTGTTGGTCACCCACCCAAAAAACAGAAAAAGCGAGCTTACAAGCGCAAGAACCCCCAGGGTTTTCCCTGGAACTCCATGCCATGCAGTGTCATGAGTAAAAGCTAGAAGAATACCTACAGTAGCCGTGGCGATGAGTAGCCCTAGATGGAAGGGCTTGACTGGTCTACCAAAGAAGGTCTCTGTTAGCACAATTCGGTTGTGCATCCAGCTGATCATGCTCGATATCGCCACTTGCGGATGGGATCAGGACGGTAGGGGAATCGGTCTTTGACCCCGCCATTGAGCCCATTGAAGCCTAGTTTGTACTGAGGAACCTGAAATGTCTTAGATGTATAAGACATGTTCGTAGTGTCGATGTCGCATACGTGGTAGTGGTTGACCATTCCATCCTGGGCATTGCGTAGCCAAGCTGCCTGCCTGCCTACCTCACGCAGCTTACGAAGGACAAACCTGGCCTTCTCCTTCTCAGAGCGCGTGGAAAAGCCAGATGTTCCCCAGAACCCTGCATACTGCAGATCTACAACGCCTGCCCCTGTGTGGCTGGTACCGCTATAGGTTGTCTGTGGTCTCCACGATCCTTGAGGGACTGTGAAGGCAAAGGTCTTGTACTTTTTCTGGATTTCCTTCTCGGTGGCGATCAGCGCTTGGCGCTGGCGTCGGGTCATGTACGCTCCACGCCACTTCACCCGGTCGTACTGGCCCATAGCTTCTCCTTAGTTAAATTATTCTAATGCTTCCTACTTGCCTAATGGGTGTTTCTGGGGAGTCTTCTACCTTGATCCACACCCAATACGTCCCAGCGGCAAGGGCAACATCCCCAGTAGGTCCAACGAGGCATCTGATGTAGTACTTATGGC